TTACCACCTTCTACTATTAGCGGTTGGGTTAATAATTCTGTTGTAGTATTAGCTGTTAATTGTGCTGATTTTATAGCTGTAATACTATTGTTTATAATAGTCACTGTTGGTGTACCAGCTGATGTAACTAATATTGATTTAATAACTACAGTTTCATTAACTGCAGGAACACTAGCACCTAGTGGTGTAAGTGCTCCACCTGTTGTGCTATTATCTATTCCTACAAATTTATATTGGTTTACGACTGCCATTAATCTAAAAAGAAGCTTCTAGCTTCTATCTCCTGTTTTAATTCTTCTTGAAATGTAGTGTTTAATTTTTCTAACACGGCATCTAAATCTCTAACTAAAGATTGTGCTACATCCTCTTCGTATTCCGAGCTTGCTCTAGTTAATGTTTGTACGATTTTAGCCATTATCTTCTTCCTCCAGCATGTATATCTAATCTAAACGTACCTAGTTTCCAACTAGTATCAACAGCAGTATTAGATATTGTAAGAGCTATGGCTCTTGCTCTAGCTCGTGTATCTACTTTTGTTGTACCTGATGTTATAGTAAAGGGACCAAGTGATGAGCTTATAGCTGTGTCACTAGGATAGTTTCTTAAATCTAATTGTATAATAGAGTTTCCTTGTTGATTTATAAAGTCCGGTATAATTCTACTAACTCTCATAATATTTTCTCCATCACCTCTAAGGTCAGCCATGTTAGTTGCTGCCCCTCTAATAACTTTTTGCGTAATATCATAATCACCAGAAGTAATATTAGCTGGTATGGCTGTTGTTACTCCTAGTCTTACTTGATTAACTCCTGTTTCATGTTCATAGTAATATGAAATACCTTCAGTGTTTCCTTCAACATCAAAAGAACTATCTGTTCCTGCATCGTATTGAGTTGCATGAGGTAATCCAAATACGGCGGAGTCAACCCAAGTAGTTCTAATAAATAAAGAACTTGCATTTACAAACCATATAGGTCGTTTAGCAGTTGAATCTAGATAACTATATGTAACTGATTGTGTATTTACATTAGAATTAGCTTCTGGATAAAACCAAGTAACTTCACCAAACAAGTTATTAATACCCGCATAAACCATTTGATTAGATGTTGTATTTATGTTGTCGTAAACATAGTCTTCAACCAAACAGTCCATAGATTCTAGTTTACCTGTGTATCTAAAGAAACCATTATCAGACATCCAGTAAGCAGCACCATCAACTTCAACAGCTGCATTTTTACCTATCAATCCACAGTTAGTTCCTACTTGTTCAAAGGCAAATGTAAAAGGAGTTCCAACAAAACGCATGGTAAATAATGCTGTGTCAGTCCACACATAAAGTGCATTTCTACCAAGTTTAGCTCCCATGATCCGTGATCCGGCGGCCAGTCTTTGTGTACCAGCACTATTCTCAGCTGTAGGTGTGTAGTCATTTATATTTTCTTGAGACGAGAATCTTATAAACATATCATCTTGTGTTGCTTTGTTACCAATAGTTGTTTCTGTTCCAAAAAATACTAAGTGACGATCGGGCGTAGATACCAACATATCTCTAGATGCAGTTGGTGCTCCTGCTATAATTGTAGCTCTTGTTGTTACAGCATTCGTTAAATCTGAATTCCATTCAAAACATTCACCGTTAAATATTAGTGCAATAGCTGTACTTCCTAAATTATCTATAGACCACATCCCTGGCTCTGCAACTTTATCTGTAGATGTAGCGGCTTGACCCCATCCAGAAAAACCACTGTAATTAGTTACAGTTGCACCGGTGCTGTGAGCAGCTCTAGTTGTTCCTCGAACAGCTCTAACAATTCCAGTAAAACTTGTAGCAGTAACGCCTGTGTAAGATATTTCTTCAGTTCCTACTTGTATAAAATTTGTACCTGCGGTTGGAAAACCCGTGGTGCTAGCTACATTAATTGTAGTGCCTGATCCACCTGTTCCAAATGCGTCGTTGTTTAGTCCGCCATTCAATGTAGTAGTTTGTGGGTTTGTAGTTGTACCACTCCACTGAGATATACCATAACCAAAAACTCCAACCTGGTCCGGTGGTCCTACATGATAGTATTGAAAATAAGTTATGCCTCCAGAAGTAACTGCTCCTGCTCCTCCTTCATTACTTGGCATTGTAATCGTTAATGTTGTTCCTGTTGGTGTTGACGTTACCATAAATTTTTTATCACAAAAATCTGCGGCACCAAAATTTGAACCTGTAATAGCGCTAAAAGTAGTTGTGTCGCCAAATAAAATTATATCACCAGGCTCAAAATTATGTGCTGATGAAAAAGTAATAGTTACTTCTGGCTGACCATTGGTTGTGCTAAATGCATTTGTAATAGCTGTTCCAGATGGATTAGTTAAAGGATGTATATCGTAGTATACTCCTCCTGTGTAAGCATATAGAATTCTATTTGTACCAATAAGAGAATATTTAATACCTGTTTTATTAACCATGTGATGCAATCCTCTTGCAGCGCCAGTTAATTTACTTTCGCCTAATTGAGACCAACCACCTATTTTTTCAGGTGTACCATATCTAAAACGTACATTCTCTCCGCCTGTCCATTGTGATTCAGCGCCTGTTGATGTAACTTGTTTATTAAATCCTGGTAAAAAGCCTAATTTTTGTAGCATAACATCTGATTATATAAGCTTTATTGAGGTATGTAAATGTCTTTAAAAGGTATGTCTAGATTGGTAATGTCTTCAATAGACTCAGCTATTGGATATCCAGCCAAATTAAAAGAGGTATTTAATAGTAAAGGAACATTTGTTTTTTTGTAAAAAACATTAATTAAATTATAATAATTTTTATTTTGATCTAAGGTAACGGTCTGTATTCTACAGCTATTATCTACGTGAACTATTGAAGGAGTGTGTTTAATTGCTTTCTTTTTTGCTCCTACAGCAAAAGTCATATAAGGAGACTCTTTTAAAGTAGCTAGATCAAACCAATCGTGAGCATGTTCTAAAAGAACAGAAGCAGCTAGAGGTCTCCACCATTCTCTCTGTTTAAATTTGTTAACAATATCCTTTGCATTTTTGTTTCTTGGATCAAATAAAATAGATCTATTGCCTAAAGCTCGTGGTCCCCATTCACTTGAACCCTGAAATATTACTAAGGGTTTTTGCTGTAAAATTAAATCTACAGCTTTATTAACATTTTTTATTATATTCATGATAATATAAATGAGCTCCTATTGATATTCCACCATCCCAAGCCATTGGATCTACAAAGAAATTTAGATGAGGGTATTTTTTTACATATTTAAAATTGTTAGTACAGTTCAAAAAGTAACCACCGCTTAATATAAAATTATTTAAGTTTCTATACTTATGTGCTTTTTCTATCAGCTTACAAGTTTGGTCAAAAGTTTCTTCTTGTAGTTCTTTGGCTCGTGTAACTTTACTGTAATCTAAATCATATTTATTTTTACTATCAGCGTAAGCAGCTAATCCCATAACTTTTCCTGCATCTTTACCACCCCTAAAACCTAGTTGAAAACCTACACGATTAAATTCATTAGCTCCTACACTTAACGCGCTAAATTCACATTCAGTGCCATTTATATTTTTTACTACTACAGGAGCGTAACCATGTTTCCATGTACCGTCTAATTCTAAAAAACTTCTACAGGAATAATGGCACCATAGTTTTTTAACAAAGTTATTATTTACATAATAGATACTTTGCATTTCTTGATAACCAGGTTTGTGTGTTTGAGCACCTCCGGCATCTATAACAATAGCCATCGCTTCATTGAACGGAGAAAAATATTTACCACACAAAACATGATAAACGTGATGTTCATTACCTGTAAAATAATAAGATGGATTACCTAACTGTTTTTGTATTTCGGCTATAACACTTTCGTCATTATCTTTTCCATACCATTCACTATTTCGTTTATCATAAGATCCGTAACATACAAAGTCAGGTTTAAAATGTATATTTTTTAATATAGAAAAATAAAAAGAATCCTTTACAGTTGGCTCCCAATGTTTTTTATAGTTATATCTGTCTTCGTACCAGACATTAACAAGTTGTTTGTTTTTAAAATAAGCAACAGATGCTTCATGAGAAACGTTAATACCTAAATAATTCATACATCCTCCGTTACTGAAAGTGTTTTCATATTAAAACTAATTCCATATTTAATATTTTTAGATTTACTAGCCTTACATCCATGTTCTAAAAATGACGAAAACAAAACAAATTTACCTTTTTCAGGTTTTACACTTTGATTAATTTGTGGAAACTCTAACTTCTGAGAATGTTTAGTTAAATAAATAGCTCCGGACCAAAGTGAATCATGTAGATGAAAATTAGTTTTTTCATTTTTCTTTAAACAATAACCCCAAGCATCAATTAATTTATACTTGGGTAAACTTACATTTTTATCTACTTCGTTTATAAGTTTTTGCAGTATCTCATTAAATTTTTTGTCTTCTTTAAAATGTGACCATAAAGTCATTTGACCTTTTACATGAGTCTTATAGTTTTCGTTATTATCTTTTCTAACAGCTTCTTCTATATTTCTTATAAAATAATTACTATCAATAGGTATCTTACCCTCTATAAAAAAATAATCAGTTAGTATTTTTCTTTCAATATGTTTATTAATAATCATAGCACGTTACATCCTAGAACAATTCTATTATTAGTATTATTATGTTTGGTTCCATGTACCAACCAACTTGGAAATAACAAGAGCTTTCCGTTTACTGGTTTAAACTCAATGTAATCGTAAGTGTATTCAGTGTTTCTTAAACTCATTGTGTTTCTTAAAACATAACTGTGTGGATTATAAAAAATTAAATTAGAACTATTTTTATCTACCTTTATATAAAGGACTACTGACAAAGTGGATAAAGCGTGTGCGTGTTTTTTTAAATTACTATCTTTTTTTTCTACATTAAACCAAGAGTTAGACATTTCTCCTCTAAGAATATATCCACAATCTTTAGCGTATTGTTTACAAAGATCTATAATTTTATCTTTTAAATGTTTTTTTTTAATAAATGTTAAAAAACAATCTAAGTTATGAGTTGATTGTCCTTTTTTTATTAAAGAAATATCTTTTAATAAATGTTGATTGCTTAAAATAATTTCTTTTAATTCTTTACACTCTTTGTTGTCAATAAAGTTGTCGTACTCTAAGACTGGTGTTGGAAAAAGTTTGTATTGTTTTATCCCCATTTCTTACACTCTCTCCCTGCAGTTTTAAAATTATGACCATTTCTCATTCTTATTTCTTCAAAAAAAGTAATTAAGATACACCTCTCTTGATTATCAAAACTATCAGCAGCGTGCTGATGGTTAGCATCAAATAAAAATAATTTGTTAGGTTCAAAATTTACTCTAGTAGTTAATTCAAATTGTGAATTATGCTTATCAACTAGTTTATGAAATTCTTTATTTATTTTTTTAGTGTCTTTGTATGTTTTAAATTTTTTTTGCACATATGAGTCTCTGTCATAAGGAAAAGTTTTTGGCTTATACAGGCTGGTTCCTTGGTCCTTGTTTCCTGAAATATAAACAATAGCTGTAAATTCATCGTCATCTTGATGTATAATACCTAGACCTTCTTGTTTTATTTTTTGAAACTGCATTCTAGCAGTCCACATTAAATCTTGATAATTCATTGGATATAGAGCTTGTAATATTTTATATGAAGTCATTTCAAAAAAAGGATAATTAACACTAGATAAATAATCTGACCTAAGTCCTGGCCATGTTCCATCTGTAGGATAGTATTTAAGTTTATTAGATAGTTTTACAACTGACTCAAAGTCGTTAAAAAAATTATCTATTATTAAAGTCGGCCATTTCATATTAAAAATAATTTAAATTTATTACTAGTCTTTCTGGTGTATCTGTTTGACTTACCATTTGATGTTGAATGTTTGAATTAAATATAACTATTTGATTTTCTATAGATTTTATTTTTTTATTACCTATTAAAGTATAACCGTTACAAGTTGTTAAGTAATATATAGCCGTGGTCGAATCTAAATTATTAACATCCGTATGCAAATCTGATTTGTAGGCTTTTTCTTTTGCTAAAATAATATTAGCTCGTATTTGTATTATAGCTTTCATATCTAATTTTTTTATTAAAGGAAGAACTAAATCATACTTATCAGACTGAACTTTATGTAAATTATAAAAGCAATGGTTAAAAAAAGGAGCATCATTAAAAGTCATATGACGTTTATAAAACCAATTGCAATTCCCTAAAAGAAATTGTTGTAGATTAATAAAGTCGTTTTGATCTAAAAAATTTTTTATTATCTTAACCATAGTTTTTCTGGAAAATATTTAGGTAAACCTTTAGATGGCCGTTTATCTAAATACATCTTTCTGTTATCTTGTGTATCTTCTATGTAGTGTAAAAAAACTTGTGAACACATATCTCCTTTAAATTCTTCTCGCCAATGTTCCAGGTCTGCTCCTTTATATAATAACATGTCTCCTGGTTTAAGTAGGACTTTACGTCCCTTAGTGTTTTGAGTTTCGTAATACATACCTTTTTCACCTTCTACAAATCCTCCTATTTTTTTATTAGGTTCAATAAAAATAGGCCATGGATCTCCTCCTAAATTAAGAGTAGTAGATATTTCACACTCAGGTCTATCTTTATGTCGATGTAGGACATCACCTTTATTGTAAAGCCTAGTGTAAGCGTATGTTTCTAATAACTTTAAACTTGTCCATTTTTCCATTTTAGGTTTAACTCTTTCTAATAATACTTCCATAAGGATGTCGCCGTAATTAGACCATGCTCCTGGAACCTGTCCATCTTTCCATGTTCCATAAAAAGTTGTTTCAGGTAAAAGATAGCGTTCGTTATATAAATGTGATGCTGCTGTTCTTTTTAAAAGTAAATACTCTAAACACAATTTAGCTATTTGTGGATCAATTACTTTTCTTTTAACATCATATCCTAATTTATTAAATTTCATTATTTAAAAGGTTTACCATTAACCCAACAGACTAATGAGTGCCTTTCTCCTTTTGTAACTGATGTTACTTCATGGAGAGTATAACTAGGAAACAAAGTTAATTGCCCCTGATGTTTTTCTACTATCATAGGTTCTGGTCCTTGATGTAGCCACAACTCTCCTCCTAAATATTTATTTGGATTAGTTAATTGCACAACCGCCGATAATTTTCTAACAGTGCCATTATAGATTTTATCTAAATGTGCTTTATATTTTCCATCGGGATGTTTGTAATGTGTAAATTGAACTGCTTCAATAATTCCGTTTAAATCAAATTTAAAATATTGATTATTAAAATCTGTTACAATTCTAGCTAGTCTTTCATAAAACCATTTAGACTCTTCACACAGTCCCAACCAAACTATATTACTTTTTCTAACTTCTTGATTAGGGCTCACTACTACTCCTTTTTTATTTTTAAAAGTGTTACCATAAGATATTATTCTTTCACATTCTTCTGGAGTAAATGCTTCTTGTACATGTACAACGTGAGCAACGTGGTCAAAATCAAACATCCACGAAGAACCTACTATGTTATCTTTTTTATTCTTCTTCATTAATGGCTAAATCAAATCCAATAACCATTCTGTCTTTGTCACTTTGATTAACGGGTGCAAAGTGCTCTACACATGCAGGAAAAATTATAAGATCTCCTTCTTTCAAATTAGGGGATGGCGCTGTAAATTCTAAATTTCCAGATATTAAGTTAGGCCATGGCTTTTTAAATATTACTGGAGAGTGTTTGTTAGCATCAAAATCAATAAAAAGAACAGCTGTAAATTCTTTATGGCCATGATTATGCATTATTTGATCATTACCTTTTTTATAATTAACAGCCCACGCTTTAGTTACTTCTACACTTTTTTTAATTTCTTTGGTAAAATTTTCTAGTTCATCAGAAACAAGTGCTGCTATTTGTTTTTTAAAATCTAAATGTTTATAAGGCACGCAAGAAAATAAAAAAGTATTGCTGTAAAAATTTTGTATTCCTTTCTTTTCTAAAGGAAATTGTTTTACTAAGCTTTTAATTTTTTTTTTTTTAGTTTTAAAATTATTTAAAGCGTAACGCCAATAAGGCATAGCCATTAATATTTCTTTCATTTGTTTATTCTCTCCATAAAAGTTATTGTTCTTTCTAGTTTATCTGTCATATTATTATAGTTATCTAATAATATCAATTCTTTTTCCCACAGCTTTTCATAATATTCACGGTCAAAAGTTTTATGTTTTATTATATCTTTTACACCATTTTTTAAATCTAAGACTGTAGCAACATCCGCTTCAAAAATCTTATTCCAGTAGGGGTTGTAATTGTTTTCAGTTTTAGAAAGAAAAACTAAATACCTGTTTCTTGCTTCTTCATCAATTTTTTTACATTCTTGATTAAAATGATTTTTATATACCTGAGAAAAAATAATTGTGTCTTTTAGTAAATCCACTAGTTTAAAAACTTTTTTAATTAAAATATCTAAAGAAGTATCTAATAAAGGTTCTATGTAATTATTGTGAAAGGTAAAATTTATCACATCTTTATTGTAATAATTATCTGTAGTTGTTTCAACTATATCTTCAATCTTAAATTTTTTAAAATATATCCTATGACTTTTTAATATATGATCTCCAATTACAAACTTAGCATTGTTAGACGTTATAAGATTTTTATTAAAAAAATAAGTTACTTCAATTCTATTCCATAAACATCTTTCAAAAATATATCCTACATCTTTAGCTATGTAACATTTAGAATTTGTTATTTGATTTTTTTTATTTTTGTAAGGAAAAGATGCAGTGATATGTGCATTGTTGTAGGTAGGTGTTTTTGTTTTGTATTTAAAAACATCATCGGAACAATCAATATAAAGACCTGCTTTTAAAGGCATACCATCTGTTACAGATGTTTCTAAAAAATCTATATAACCGTTTTCTTGAAACACTATATTTCTAATATCACAACAAATCATTCTCCCCTGTAATTTTTCTTTATATACTTTATTAAATAAAAAATGAGTGGCTTTTGCTGCATCAAAAACAAAAGAATAGTTATCGTTTATATCTTTATCTATTAAATTGTTTTTAATATGACTAGCTAATTTAGAAGTATATTCTATTTCTTCTTCTGCATTCATTTTTGGATGTAACGTTTTTTTATAAATTAAAATATCTTCGTTAGCTGAATCGTTTGTTTTAAAATTAAGACTACCTTTTTTTAAAAAGTTTTTATAAATAGAACCTACGATAGGGACTGCGTTAGTTTCTTTAATAAAATCATTTATAGATATCTCGTTTAAATCTAAAATTAATTTTATTAATCGACTTTCTAAAACAGCAGGCATTTTTGGTTGTTTTCTATTAAGATCTATTATTCTTACATCTGCATTATATCCAAAAAAATCTCTTAAAATAATGGCAGTAATTACAGCGTTTATGTTGTATCCTAAAATATAAATTGTTTTCATAAGCTTAACCTTTTTAATCTAGAATTAGTTCCCAATGTTCCTTTAATAAACACATTGAAAGCAATAGATTTTCTATCTTCTAATCCTGTGTAAGTTTTTACAGAGTGTTCTAATTCAGAAGGAAATAAAATAATTTGATTTGTATCAACATTCTCAAAAAAAGTATCTGTGTTAAAATGATTAAACTGTTTTTTATCTATTTCAATAGTTTCATTAATACGTTTGTGAAAAAATATTGTAGCAGCATTTAAATAAAATACTCCAGAAACAATTGAATTAGGGTGTTTGTGGTTGTGGTGTTTATGGTTAGGTTTAGTTATATTAAACCAAGATTCTGTAATGTACGGTGTTATGGGATCTGCTGGAGAAACAATTTGATTAAAATAATCATCTATTCTTTTTTGAAGTTCTTGTTTTAATTTTTTAAGAGGAGCAGCATTTAAAATATTACTATTATCTGAGGATAGATTGAATTCATTATTTAATAAAGTCAATGAATTTAAAAATTTTAATTCTTTAGAAGTTAAATTTCTGTCTAAAATAGATTTATACAATGGAGTAGGAAATAAACCTTTTACTTCTGCTTTCATGCAGAATTTATATCAGGTTTTAAAAAGAATGTCTAGGCGTAAGGATTTGGTGGTTGATTATCAGGGTCGTAAGAAGTTATTGAATCAGCGTCTAAAACCCACGCAGAACCATCCCAATTATAATTTTGAATATTACCTGCTCCACTATCTATTTCTACTTTAACCCAAACACCTGTTGTATAATCAAAGTGAACCATGTCATTACTTGATTCAGGGTTTGCTACTGGATTTTCCCATTCTTCAGAAGAATCATTCCACACAAAACTTGCATGTGGAGCTGGGTGTTTAAATTTATTATTATTAAATTCGGCGTTCATACAGGCCTTTCCAGAGTAAGCAGCTACATCAGAAGGATTACCTACCCAAGTACCTGCACCTGCTTTGTCAGCAGAAAATGCAGCACCTTTATTTTCGTCATATACTCCATCTGTAAAACAGTCTGCGGAATCTACAACAATATTGTGGGTTACTTGATTGCTCTCTATTTTATAAAATTTATGTAAACTCATAATTATGCTGTTGATAGCGATCGATATCTAACTATCACTACTCCATCTGCTGATGTACACGGACCACCTCTTGATGATGGTGCTCCGTTTCCGTAAATTGTTTGAACACTTGGACCAATTGGACCCCAACCTGATGGGTTAGAAGATTCACCTACTCCACCTGCAGAATAAGTATAGTTAGTACCTGTGATGTCGTTAACAGTTCCTGGTCCTCCAGGGCCTGCAGCATAACCTCCGCCGTTTTGACCGTTACCGCCCGATCCGCCGCCGCCTCCGCCGCCGCTGAATGGTCCTCCCATAGTCGATCCTCCAGGATTTCCTTCAGGTGGTGAGTAGCCTCCAGCATTTCCAGAGCCTCCTGCTCCTCCTCCGGATCCTCCGTTTTGGCCAGTACCTCCGCCGCCTGATGTATTAATACTATTAAATGAAGAAGTTGCTCCGGCACCTCCAGGAGAGTTTGTTCCTGAACCAACAACTACAGGGTAACTTTGAACTGCTATTGTCATGTCGTAAGCACCGTTTGCTCTATAGCCACCAGCACCTCCGCCACCTAAAGATCCTCCATGTGATCCGTTTCCGCCACCTGCGGCAACTACATATTCAACTTTGTTGTCTCCAGCATCTCCTAATTTTTCAACTACCAAATTTCCAGAAGCAGCAAATAAATTAATTGCATAGTCTCCGTCATAAGTTATCGTACCACCATTAGCAACGATTCCTGGCGTTGAACCACCGCCGGAACCAAATCCTAAAACTTGGTAACCAAACATTTTGCCTCTTCTTGATTGTGTATTTTTCTGTCCTTTACCTTCGACAGTTAAAGGTGTGTCTATTTTTTTCATATCTAAATTCCTTATGCGTCGTTAGCCGCGTCAGTAGTAAAGAATAATTTAACACCAAGAACTCTAGATTCACCGGTAAAAGTATCACCACCGTCTGCAGCTTTTCTAAATAGTTGAAAGTAAGATTGCTCACCTGCTGCAGGAGATCCCGCAACTGTCATTGCACTACTTTCAGCTGTAATTTGTTGATCTTCAACTGTTCCAATACCAGCATCTGTAACTTCGATTGCTGTTCCATATGCAACATCGATAGTATCACCATCTGCACATGCAACACCCTGTAAACCAAATATACAGTTTCCTGTGTTAGTCGTACTAGGTGCCCAATAAACTTGATAAGTTAAAGTACCTTCATTCCATGACTTAGGCATAGCTATTGTAAATTGTGTGTATTGTTGTGTACTAGCATCAAAATCATATACGTTCATATCTGGTCTTGTAGCTGTAGTTTCTACTTGTTCTCCATCAGCTCCGTTTGTAGTAGGTGAAATCATCGCTGCTGCCGGAACCCATATAGTTTCTTTCCCTGCAATTTTAACTGCAGCTGTACCTGATTTAAGAGTTCCTGTTCCTTTAGGATTAATATTGATATCAACATTTGTTTCACCTGTTGATGATAAAGTTGGACCAGCACCTGAAGCAGCGTTCGCTAAAGTAAATTCATTAACTGCTGAACCCGTAGCTGTAAGTAAAACTAATTCGTTTCCGCTAGTATCTAAAATTGAAGTTCCAATTTTAGGTGCTGTTAAAGTTTTGTTAGTTAAAGTTTGTGTTCCAGTAAGAGTTACATCACCATCACCAAAAGCCATAGTATATATGTCAGGGTTAGTTCCATCATTTGCAGTAGCAAATACTACTTGATCACCTTTATCTGTTGCAGAAAAAGTATAACTATCTCCTGAACCTGATACATATTTAAATTGTACTGTGTAAGCACCTGATGTTGAATTTCTTAAAAAATAAAATGTTTGTGTATCTAAAGGAATTGTTACAACTCTGTTTCCAGTAATAGAACCTGTAAGTTCTATCATTCTGTGAGACATA